CCAGTGTTACCATTGCCCAATGCAGTTGCACTCGTACCCCTCTGTGCCACTTGCATCGCACCATTGATGATAAGATTTCTAGCCCCTGCATATTGCTCTTGAGAGGCTGGTAGTATTTTTGATAATGCCATTACAGCCTCCTATGTTTTTACGCAGTACATCATGGCGATGTTGCGTGGTCTTGTTTCTATACCGTTTGTTTGAAATCTAATAGCACCTTGACCGTATGTGGTTAATCTTCCATCCATTGATAAGTAACTTGAATACGTGCCGTCAGTAGGTACAGTGACTGTAAAAAGAGAACCAGTTATTTGACCAGAACCACTACTATTAACCTGACTAATAGAATTAGCATTATCTGATTGAGATGAAGCAAATGTTCTACCGCTATCTGTACCCTTGCCGTTATCCCAGCCACGAATAAACTCACCTCTTAGGTCAGGCACATTAAATGTAGTTGAACCATCACCTACGCCATGTGTGGTGCTTAATGCCGCAAACAAATCTGAATAGGTTGTTCTTGATACAGCAGAGCCATCACACTCTAGCCAGCCTGTAGGGGCTGTACTCATAGCAAAAGGTGCAATCATTCCTGTGGGAATAAAAACAACATTAGAAGCAAGTTTAGCCTGTGTTACAGAACCATCAGGCGGTACTACAGTCTGCAATGCCTTGCCCTGATAGATAACGTAGAAGTCATCTGTGCTTGCCACGTTGCCTGTCATGCTCAGTGCAGTACCAGCTACTGTGTACGCAACACCAGCTTCCTGACGCACATTGTTTACAAACACCTCAATCTCTTGGGCGTTAGCTACAGCATGGGTTAGTGTGTAAGACGCACCGCCATCACCAGTGATGGTCTGCTTGTCCATTGAGGAGTATGCGTTTGTAGTTTGATTTCCTACATATCCCATTGCTTACTCCTATGTGCTAATGTCATCAACAGCAGATACCCAGCAGTCTACTGAACTAGCTGTATCTGATTTAATCCATAGTCTGTCACCAGACTGGACAACAATCTTTGCGCCACCATCAAGTACCTGTAATGCACCACCAGCGGCAATAGGCGCACCCTTAACCAAGTAGATGTCGCTAGTACCATCGTTAATATAGCAGTCTACATTGATGGCGTTGCTTGTAATGTTTGTCATGTGGATACCTACAATGGTATCGTAACTGTCAAAGTTAGCCCCATCAGGAATATCTGCGGCTGAAGTGCCTACGCCCTGTAGGGTATATCGTCTAAAATTCTGTGCCATAATAATTCCTTAGTTTATAGAGCCACGCTCATGGCTATACTGAAGCCAGCAGTAGCAAATGTGCTAGTATCCACTGCTTCTACATTGTTCCATGCTGAACCATCGTAGTATCTTAGTTTACTTGTGGTGGTATCAAAGTATAAGTCACCAGCAGTCAGAGGGTCTCCATCATTATCCACTGATGGCGCACTACTCTTACCGCCCAGATACACATCATCAAAGCTGTCTAGGGTTGAGGCCGCAAGTTCTGCATAATACTTAGCTGAGTAGTTAGTACCTTCTACAGCAGTGTTAATGTCAAAGCTTGCTCCACCACCAATAGCCCACTGTTTAGCTGAACCACTTGTATTAGCCGCCTGTGCGCCAATGGCGTACTCTTTGGCTGAATACTCAGTACCATCTACAGTAGCTGTAGTTTTGGTAGCCCATTCCTCAGAAGCACCACCACCTGATTGGTTGGTGACACCTGTGCCACCTGTAGCCCATGCCTTAGATGAGTAGCCAGTACTTGCTACAATACCATTTGTCTTTGTAGCCCATTCTTCAGCTTCATCCTCGCTACTCTGAGCATCTGTAGCACTAGAGGCCGCTGCGGTTGCCGAGGTCGCACTAGCTGTCGCTGAGGTTGCCGAAGCAGTCGCTGAGTTCGCACTAGCTGTCGCTGAGTTGGAACTATTAGTAGCCTGAGTGGTTGCTGTAGTGGCACTGGTAGCGGCATTTGTTTCTGATGCGGAAGCCGCAGATGCTGAACTGGCACTAGCAGTCGCACTGTTGGCTGCTGCTGTGGCAGAATTAGCGGCATTAGTAGCCTGAGTGGTCGCCTGGTTAACCTGAGAGGTAGATGCAGTGTCCACATAGTTCTTCGTAGCAACATCCTGAGCATTTGTAGGATCAGCCACGTTCTTGATTACACGGTCAGTCGAGCTTACCTGAGCGTCAAACTTACCATCGTCATCTAGGGTAATAGCTTCGTTAGCTGTATCGATAGCTTCCTGCACACCATATAAGAGCTGGGTATTGGAGTCATTGAGCTGTTTAGCTGTCAACGCTCCACCATCTGAATAGGTGACGTTCAGAGAAGCAATATCTGTATTACGAACAATCCGCACAGCAGCCCCATTTGCAGGGGCTGTGGCGAAGCTTACGATGTTATCTGAAGTAAAAGTAAAGGAAGTGGAAACACCATCTACGAATGCAGTAACATCATCTGCTTCAAGATAGCTGTACGGAATAGTAAAGTCCGTGGTGCTTCCATCACCTGTGGATTCATAGATGGAGTTTGCCATTATGTTTTTCCTTAGTCTCTAACATTAGGGAATATGGTGTCATCACGGAGACCAGCTTTAGCCTCACCCTGACGTACCTTCCTGTTTGTAAATTCAGGCATCTTGCCGAGTTCTTCTAGAAGAAGGATTGCAGCGACCTGTCGTTGCTTTGCGATTACACTACGGACAACCTGACTGATTGCACCGTCCTGACTTGCAGTCCCATACATCTGGTCACCGTTAGACAAGATTGGGTATAGGATGTTTGTAATCCCACCGTTAGCTTCCCTGTAGATTTCGACATAGCGGTCATACAGGGTCTTATCTTCGCCAGGGTATGCTTCTGTTCTCAGGTCTCGGTTACCAAAGAAATTAGGAACACGAGCTGGTATCTCGAAGGCTGAATCTGTTGCAATAGCAATCAGCTCCATCTTCCGCAGAACAAAGAGGTCTCTTTCCGACTTACCCTTACGACGGTCTTCTTCATCTGTAATGAATATACCGTGAAGACTGTTGGTAGGAGCTTCGATTGGCCTTGCGTTACCTAAGATGTCGTATTGGTTAGACACAGGGGTAAAACCTAAGTCCATACGAGCCTCGAGGTGCTGTAGGAAGCCTACGGGGTTCTTCAGAGTAGGAGTGTCATCAAAGAATGCATTCTTGGTCTTGTAAATCATGTTAGGGAATGCAAGCTGGGTCTTCTGCCCCATAAACTTGAGAACGTCCCGATACCATGCATCTTCTTTACCAAATGACTGTATTAAGCCACTGGCTTGATCTAAACCTTCCATAAGGCTTGCATCTTTGATTGCATTGAACAGTGAGCCTACACCGACGTACAGACGGTCTCGGATCAGCCCCAGCTCATCTTCTACATACTCGCCTTGACGACGACGATACTCTACCTCTTCATATCTCTCAAAGGCATTTACCATAATCTTAATGGGTGTCGAGAACGGGTCGTAGTTTTTGAAGCTAAGTGTAGTTCCATCGTCAAACTTGATGGTGTATGGCTGTTGCCTGTCAGTGTCTTCCTGCATCTTACGACGCTTATAGTCACCTGTACCAGCACCAGTAATGCTACCCTGAGCATACTGCATCATGACGTACCCAGCGATACCATATGACAGCAAGGCCTCACCTTGCGCCCGTACCTGACGAGCTGTACCGTTTGCACCACGCAAGTCTTGGATATACTTAGGAGCAATCAACTGAATACCAGGTGTCATCCTGATACCTTCTTCAAATACACGAACTGGTGTACGGAAGAAGAGCTGACCTATAATCTTCATCCACGGGTTATCACGGACAAACTGCTCATACTTCTGAGCTGTCTGTGATGCCGTACCGTCTCCAGAGAACTGACGCTTGAACAGGAGGTCTTCTGTGTATGACCGTCCTTCCTTGTTCTTAGCGTTCCTGAAGATGCTATCCTTACCCTTAGCTTGTCTGTCCTTATCCTTCTTGAACTCATCAGCTACAAACTTCTTAGCTTGCTTAGGGTTCATCCCCCGAGCTTCGGCCTGTTCTAAAAGGTTTTGCTTGATCTGAACTTCATCAAGATTTTCGTAGGCGTTTAGGATAACCTTATCTACTTCCTCTTGGATGTAATCTTCTAAGGCTTTTCCTTTCTTAGGACGTTTTAGGCTTTTATTATGTAGAATAGCGTTAGCAATCGCTTGGCCTTCTACATATCCACGATAGTTAATCTGTTGGAAAAACTCATCGGTCATATTGAGAATATTAGGAAAAAGGCGAATGACTGACCCTACTGGTACATACTTTTTGAAACGCTGAGGGATAACATTGTGGTTTTCCATAAACCTACTGTAGTCGCCTGTTAGCATCCCACGCTCATATTTATAAGCAGCAATGGCAGCTTTTGCCGCACCCTCACGCATCCTCCACATAGCCGAGTATGTACCAGTCATCTTACGAAAACCTGAACTGGCGTAATCGCCCTCAACTACGAAATTCAAGAATGGCTTATATGCAGTCTTAACAAGAGAGGGAAGTGTGTTAACCACAATCGTAGAAGTCGTAAACACAGTGCCAATAACAAACTCATTCACACCTTCGACAGTGCGACGGAATGATGCTTTTGCCTTGTACCCAATACCTGGGTTTTGTGCGTCCATCTTCTGCTTCAACAGTTCACGACGTTCTGCTGACAACTTAGCGGCTTTCTCGATACGGTTCTTTTTCAAAGCCCGTTCAATTTCACCGTTCAGACGTTTGATGTCTGTATCCTTTGACAACAGTTCACGTTGCTTATCAACCATAGCCAGCCATTCACGGTCAGCTACTTCCTGTGTGACATTATCCCTTACTTTGATATCTTCAGGTAACAGGTTTAGCAGTTCACCACGATAGATGTTTTCCCGTCTTGCACCTTGTGATCGGGCGTTAGTAGAACGAAAGCCCTCATCGAGTATATTAAGCTTACGGAAGAGGTCTTCAAGCTCCTCTCGGGCTGCACCTAGTTCAACCGCAGCGTCCTCTGACAGGTCACCCTCTTGGCGACGTATAACATCATCCAGCTCTTCTACAAGGTCTGACATGGTACGCTGTACAGAAATACCTAGAGCATTAAACTCAGCCTGAGTAAGTTGCATACCCAGTATCTGTTGAGTCAGTGAGTTTGTATCCAGACTACCATCAGTATTATGGACTACCTTACCTAAGACACTTGTTAGCATATCTGTAGCGTCTTTGATTAACTTACGCTTCTGTACGCCAGTCTCAGGGTCTACAGCAACAAATCCATCCTTAGTTGTCTTTTCTACAGCCTCACGGATTTTTAGGATAGCTGAAGTGACACCTAGCTTAGGCTCTGATGCACCTTCCTGCTCAACCCGAGTTACTAGCTTTGCGCCAGCCTCGTTGATATCTTTAGTTGCCCCGTCGGCTGGTGTAGCGTCGTCTGCTGTCTTAGCTGCACCTTTAGAAGTCTTACGTTTCTTAGGTTTAGCTCCTAGAAGCTTTTGTGCCTGATTTATAGCAGGGGTAGCGGCTAGACCAATCGTACCAGCAGTCGCTGCGCTAAGGGCAGAAGACTTCAGTGTACGTCCTAAGTCGATATCCTCACCTGTTACAGAGGTCTCAATGACCTGACGGTTGATATCATCAACAGCACCATAGATAGCCCCCTCAGTGGCGGCAATAACAGTGTTACGCATACCGCCCTTCAGTAGAGCTTTGAGACCTTCCTTACCAAGCTGTTTACCAGCAAAGCTTGCTCCAGTACCAATACCAAAAGACGCTAGTCCAGCGTAAGTTGTAGGATCGGTAGCTACGCCTTTCACAAAACGCCAAGTCCCGTCCCATGAGATATTTTTATCATCATAGGCTTCCATTAGGTATAGGAAGGATGCTCTTGTATTATCGTCTGCTCGAGAGATAATAGAGGCATCTACAGTCATCTTAGGTAGGTTGTAGTTAAACCAGCCCATAGTATCTAAGGCGTAGTCTGCCAGCTCTTGATCTGACCCATCGAAGTCTCGACCATTGTGATTGAACCGATATACGTTACGAGCTGCCATCAAGAAGTCATCGTCTTCTACAAGGGTATCCTCGGTGGTATCTTCTTCGCCAGCCTCAAACCGTGCAGTGAATGCTTCTTGTCCTCCAGCAATCGCTTGAGAGACATTGGTTGGGGCTGGGGTTGTGGAAGATGCTGTTGTGTTCGGTGTTGTTGGAGAAGTGGTAGACTGAGGAGCGTTTAACCTTTGTGCAGCTTCTCGGTCAGCCTTTATCTTTTCTTGCTTCTTACGAATCTCCTCCAGCTCATCACTAGACGGATTCCAAGTGGGTAGATCATCGACGCCCATGTTTTACCTCGTTTGAATAAGTCTATTTGGAGTGATTTCCTTGAACTCTGCATCAGGATTGATAGCCTCGACTTCAGCCGCTTCAGCAGGGCTAATGACAGGGTAGATAACCCCTGATTCAGGGTCTCTATACTCATTACTAGTGTTTCGTAGTTTTTCTGTTTGCTCTTTCAGTTGGTAAGCAGCAGATGCTGTAGTCTGGTTTCTAAAGCTCTCGACATATTTTTCGACTTTTGCAACAACAAGCTCACGGATTTCCTTTAGCTGTCTTTTAGTAAGCTTTTCATTTCCGTTTTCTTCCCTGTAAATCTCTACAAGCTCAGAAAACTCGTCTTTTGCTAATGTCTTACCTCGTGCATAGAATGTGCTATCTTGGTTTAATAGCCCACCAGCCATACCATATTGACCGTCCAGTAAAGCTACGTTTCTAATTTCAGCAAGCGCACCTTCTACTTGGGTTTCGAACCGCTTATGTTCATTAGAGTTTTTAACATCAGTAATATAGTAAGCTGACTGTGTAGCCTCGATAAGAGCAGGGACATCGTCAGGATGAATATCAGGCTGTGTAGATGCCCACCTGATGATTGCTTCTGGGTTACCTAATGCTGCCTCAGTAAGCCCTAGTTCCTCTAGTTCCTCTACAGTATCAGCTTCTTTTAACTGACCTTGTAGTGTTACTAGGTTGTTCTTAGAGACTGTCTTATCGACACCAGTGTTAGCCCGTAGTCGCTCACGAGCAGAGCTGAGGTCTGAGTAGCCTTCTACTTCACGGACTTCAGATTCAGTAAGGGGTGGGTCACCTTTGATCATCTTATCTAGTAGGGTGTCCTTACGAAGCTTTTGTTCATCTTCTTTTTTCTTGAGCGTAGCCGCAGCATCGACAGCATTCAGTCTGTCAATCTCACGCTGTACATTAGACATATAAGTGTCCCATAGCTGGGGCTTATCTTTCATGATGCCTTTGTAAACTTCTGGAGCATCCTTTAAGACACCTATGTCTCTATTTAATAAAGCTTGGTCACGGGCTGCGTTCAAAATTTCAGCGTTACGGGTCTTACCTTGAATAAAATCGTTTCCTCCGGCAGAACGCCAGATATCGTCCCGTTGCTGTAGAGTTTTCCAGTCACCAGATGCCGCTAAAGCTTTATCTGTAGTTGAAAAGTCATTAGCAGTGGCCTGTAGCTCGTCTGCTCGTTTTCCAGCGACATACTGCTGTACCTGAGCTGAACGCTGACCATCTAGGTAGCCGAGCATCCCTGATACATATGCACCATTTGATTCACCGTACTTATCACGGATGTATTGCTCTGCCGATGCATAGCCGGAATTGATACCGTCTAGGGTATTTGCAAAGCCTGTAGAGTTACCAAACTCGTCAGTGCTAGGCGCACCAATAGATGCCACTAAGCTCTGAAAGTCATCGTCCCGTTCCATAGTGGCCTTACCAGCCGCCTTCAGGATCATGAGCTTCCTTGTCATACTCATGTCTGGATACAGTGTGTCTAGCTCTTCGATGCCTGTAGTATTGTCACCTTGCAGTGCCTTAGATACATACCCATCAAACTCTAGCTCAAACTTCTTGTTAGCCTCATCAATCTTTCTTCGGTCATTGCGTTGAGATGCGTCCAATACAACATTCAAGCTATTTGCCAGAAGTTCCGCAGAACTGCCAGCGTTTGGGTTAGCTCTATATTGTACTGCACCTGACCCCTGTCGTCCTATTCCCCTCGCAGTGGGAGACACAGGTGTTAAATCAACTGTAGTCCGTGCCATTTCTTAATTCCTTATCCAAACATGGAAGGTAGGAAACCCTTACCTCCAGCGTCTATAGCTCTATCGTTTGCACCAGCAGTTGCTCCACCAATACCCAAGGCAACACCCAATGGATTGGGGGCGGCTTGTAGCGGATTACTGGCAATAACCTGTTCCATGTTCTTCTGCATACCGTAGGCCTCAGCCTCATATGCTCTATCCAGAACAATCTCTTGGTCTTTAACTCTGGTTGTGTTTCTTGCACCCTGCTGAATAATAGCGTTGATGGTGGCATCAACAGATTTACCTGTGACACCTTGGGATGCGGCAGACGCAATGGCTGTAGACCGTGCGGCTCTGTTTGCTAATATTGTGTCAAATTCTGTTTGGTTTTGCGCCCTAGCGTCTAATTGATAATTACCTTGGGCAACACCAGACTTATAATTATAATCTTTCCGTCCACTTGTAATACTGGCGTTGGCGGCAGCATTGGCGGCATTGACTTTCTCACGCTCTGCCTGATACTGCATTACCGCCTGACCGCCTTGGACGGCTGCTGTAACGTCACACATTTTCAAACCTTCCAAATTCGTAAAACGGCAAATTATGTGCGCCCCAGTTCACCTCACGGATGAATGAGAACCCACACCACTTCAGCCACTTATGGTGAACTGTGTTTCTTTTATCTGTTAAGTTCCACAGAAGGTCTGCTTTAGATTCCTCGTGGAGTTGTTTTATATAATCCCTACTTTCTCGTAGGAACTGCCTGGAATGACGCTTCAAGTCTTCACTGGCAAGCATCCATACTAGAGCTGAGTTAGCGTCGTCTGGAGCAGTACCAAAGATACCGACTGGTAGTTCGTCTTCCATGATTGTGTAGCATATGGGGGAATACTCCACCGACCTCGAGAGACCCTCTAGGGCTTCAAGATCGGAGGAGGCTTTTATTTCTTGCTTGTCAGCGTCCCGAAGCCGTGAGGCCAGCGACGAGATGTGCCAAGCCTCAGTAACTTCTGTATGTAACATTAGACCCTTCTTACAGCCTTCGCTGTCCACTGTGCGTTCCATTCTGTACCAGTAAACGTACAATGGAACGGAGTGTCGTTTAGGAGTTCAATCTTTGTGTAAAGATTTTCACCCATAACTGGGAACTTGAATTCACCATCGTCCAACGACAGACCACCTAGTGTATTATTACCAGACCCGAGGTTGCGCCCTGAGAAAGTATATTCATAAGGGGTTCGACCACGGTTGGTTACTCTAGCAGTGAACTGAGCTGTATCTTCGTATTGTACTGACACATACCTGACCGACAGCCTACCATCCTGTATGGCTACCTGACCCTGACCCTTGTCTTCTTTTAGGAAGAATGGAGAATACTCATAGCGGAAGGTATAGTTTCTTCCGATAATCGCATTATCGTAATCTGATCCAGTATAATCACCGATAGCAGTAAATGTTGTGCTGTTGGTTCTAGTAGTGCCTATAGTTATCCCTCTAGGGGCGTCAGCGTCGCTCTGAACGAACACAGCGGTTGCTGGGGTAGGATGGGGCAGTGTGAACGTAGTTAGGCCTGTAGCGGCATCATACGTCCTTGTAGTGTCCGAGAACTTAAAGCTGTGGTCTAGGTGAATAGGAAAGGATGTACTGGAGCGCACCGAGTCTTCCTCGATGTTTATCTTCTCCATATACAGCCCGTCACTATCATAATCCACCAGCAGGAACATATCATTATCGACTAGCGTAAAGTATTTGACATCACCTTCGAATATCCACTTACCCCAAGATGACTGGATTTTACCTTGAGTCCCTTGGAAGTATTTATAGCAGTAGAGTTCGTTTGGATTGCTGCCTAGTAGAAATACGCTAGAAAGACGACTAGAACCCCCGATGTATTGTACAGGAGATTTGATATATTCTGGTATCTGTGCTGATACCTCATCAGCGTTCTCTGTGTTTAAGTCGTTATCTACGAAGTACTCCATGAGCTTAGAGTTTGTCCCAGTGTCATCGGCAAAGTAAATGTAAGCACCGACTTGTACAGGGGTCTGTGTCTTGGAGCAGTTAAAAGCTGAAGCAAAGTTCAGTTGTGCAGTTTTTGGGGAGAGTAAGTCCAGCGTTTCAAGAATGTATTGCGTTCTGTCTGAGAAGACGAGCAGTTTCTTGTTAAACGGGACAGCAAAGTTTAGCAGTGTAACTTGACCAGTTACCGCAGCGATATCGATTGGATCAGCATCTACTAGTTGGGCGACAGTGGTTCTGAAGAAATTCTCAAAGTAATCAGCTTCAGACATAATCACGTTCTCATCAGCGAGAAAGCCCATGCGTCCTTGATGGATAAAGATATCGTTAATAGGCTTGCCTACAAAGGTAGGGTCAGCATTTGTTGTATCATCACCTACAAGCATCTTAGCCCAAGTATGCTCATCGAATGTGAACGAGTCTGTAGAGGCATCGTAGGATAATGTATGAGGCAGGGTTGAGGCAGTTAGCTGTCTCTTCTTACCGTAGCCATGTGTCTCTATCCATAATCCATCCTGATAAACAACATAGTAGTCATCACCATCAAACCCAGGTTCACCAATAATGCGAACCAGACGACCATCTTTATCCTGTGCAGGGAGGTCTTCAAAGCTTGTTAGTTCATCTTTGAAAGCTGTCATGGCATTACCGCCATTGCCTTCATCGATTGTCACTACATCTGTAGATGCGAGATATAGAGAGATTGTTGAGTTGTATCTGGCTACAGTGTAACCAGCAGCAGATAAATCGTTTACCAGCTCTTGTGCAATCTCTTCTGTACGCTCGACAGCATTAGAAGCCTCTGTGTTAGCCCCTGTGGTAAAGTTAGCCTTTAGGACATTATTTACATAGATAGCATAATTAGAGTTGCTCAATGACCCTTTAATAAAGATAGACCAGTAGCGGTCTGGGTCTAGACGAGCTGGCGTAATACTGGACTCTGCTATTGTAGAGGCGGCAGCATTAACCGTTCTGTTTAGAATAAATGTAGTATCACCCACCGTAATCATCTTACAGTTTTCACGGGGGTTCGAATTAAAATCTAGGTATGAGCCAGAAAGTGTACCATTGACTGTCTTAGAGCTACCAGTCTCATCATATACCTTGATGTCATTATCTTGTACGTTAATAAAGAACTTCTTGCCATCAAATCTCTGGAAGAAGTGTCCTTTGATGTTACCTGAGATATTGTTACCTAGTCTTGCAACAATCTCAGAACCTGGACGTTTTTGTAGGCCAGCAACAAGCGAAGCCCAACCGTTCTCCATCTCAGTACAAGAGTTTTGCAATCGGAGTGCTGGGGGCTGCTGACTGACACCGTTGAACATATTAGGCATTGTGCCAGCAACGAGAGCCATTAGTAAGTCCTCCTGACTGGGGCATATCTGCCCACCATAGAATATGTGGAGTAGCTATCTGTAAGTACATTGTAGTCTGCTGTCTCTGCTTCTTCATGCTGAAGGAGACCCCAAGCCTGTTGCTCGTCTGCTCTGTTAAATTTAGACAGAGAGTCAGACCCTAGAGTACGCTCTTGGAATACCCGAATAGAGCGAACAGTGATATACCTACGGGCTGCTTCCGGTAGGTCATCAAAGTCGAGACCTACAGTAAGTCTTAGTTTTAAGGCTTTAGTGAATTTATAACTGTTTTCCTTACGGTCATACAGCTTCATACCACGCTGAATAACATCGGTAGATACATCTTCTTGTACAGTGTCTACACGGAATGCATTAGCTGGGAGCTTAATTTCACTATTGATATCTGGTTTTAATGTATGAACTTCGGAGTTCCAGTGCCAGCCGTGGGTCTGTACCTCACGGGACACCTCATCGATAATCGAGGAGGCAACCTGAGCGTCAACCTGAAGTCCTGTTAGAGATGCCACTGGAGCTTCGCCTATATTAGATAGACAGGCATTCACAGCTTCCAGCTTAGTAGTTGGGACAAGTGCCATATTAACCTCTTAGTAAAAAAGAGAGACACCCGAAAGTGCCTCTCTAATTGTTAGCTTAGGCAGACTGAATCTGCACAGCAGCTTCGTTACGCAGTACGCCATGACCTACTGCATACTTAGCAACCATCAGAGTACCCTGACGACGGATGTCGTACTCAGACTCTGTAGCCAAGTCCATCAGCTTCACAGTACCAGCAGCAGATGGGTGGAATACCAATGCTGTGGTGTTAGAAGCGTCAACGGCCTGACGGGTTGAAGTACCAGCGTCAACACCAGTTGTGATGTTGGTAGTAGGTAGGTTGTTTGACTTCAGGACATTGATGCCAGCAACTTGCATGACCTTACCAGTAGCGGTTGAGCCGTTTCCTGCGTTGCCGAAGTCAACATTGATAACCTTTGAGCTGTTAGCCAGCAGATAGTACTGCTCAGGCTTCACAACAACATAACGGTTATCTTCAGGTACGTTCTTCTCATCGAGAGCCTGTGCGGCATCGAAGATAGCGGCAATCAAGGTATCACCGTCTGTACCAGAGTTGGCTGAAGTGATAACCTCACCAACCATGTCAGCTTCACCAGTCACTGTAGCAGTGGTTTCGTTAGCTGCCTGAATGATGGTCTGCAAGATGTGCTTGTCCATCTGGTTAGCCAGCGCAATACCCATCTCACGAGAGTACACTGAACGAACATCGTAGTGGTTCTTAGCTTCATCGATGTTAGCAATGAAGGTAGAAGCCAGCAGGAGGTCGTTAATAGTGATAACCTTCTCTGAGTGGTTGATGCTGTCACCAGTGATTTCATCACCAGGAGTATGGTAATCAGCAGATGTACGACCCATTACTGGGAACTGAGCAGACTTACCGTTAGCGATAGTGCGAACCTGATGTTTGTCCATCATGATGGTCTGCTGTTCGAAAGCGGTCAGGACTTCGCCTGAGAATACCTTGAGAAACAAGGCGTCCTTATCTGAACCGCCATTATTTGCGCCTAAGCGCGAAGGAGTAGCATTAGCCATTTTTGTTGTACCTCTATTGTACGAGTTAAAATTAAGGGGTTAACCTCAGATTACTCGCCACCTTTCCTTCGAGGTTGTTCTCCGCAGAGAGCCAAAAAGTACAAATGGTCTGTTTTCTTTAGGTCTTCATGCCTCGGTTTTCACTCCGAGACATGACTGAAAGATTACTAGATGCATTATTAAGAGTGTTACGGTCTTTGTGGTGTACGTCTTTGCCGTCACCCTTCCGAGCCAGTCCCTTCCTAATCATTAAACGACGAGCTGCATTTCGTCCTGCCCGTCGCTTCTTCTGCTCGGGCTTGGAATGATAATCAGCGTATTCTGCTTCATAATCCCTAGCCATTCTAATATCCTTTACATAATGTTTGAGCGAGACAGTTTGGCTGCGACTTGATCACGGAACGCAGGATCAGAACTGTATCGTGGGTCTGCCATATCTGCTTTCATTTGAGCTAGGCTCGAGTAAGCATCGGCAGATGGGCGTGATTGACCAGCTAAGTTTCGTGCTGGTTCAACACCTCTTTGAGCCTCATACATTGATCTGAGACCCTGAACGGCAAACATGGTTTCTTCCATGTCACCGCTATTTACTGCTCTGTTAAAGGCATCAATCTGTCCTTCGGATAGATTATCGCCAGCCCAACCAGTCATAGCTTCATAGCTATCCTGACCGCCAACAGAGTCATAAACTTGATTTGTAGTTGTGGATAATAAAGCTTGCTGTCCCTCAATATAGCTATCTACTAAATTTCTTGGGATACCAGCTTTCTCGAGCTGTTCATAAGATGCATCAGCCAGTCCGTCATTATTCCAAAACTCTTGACTGAGTGCTTCAAAATCTAAGCCAGCTTGTTCCACAGCTTCACGAGCGACCTCTTCAGATGCCTCTGCATTACTATCCGGAACACTCTCGCTCTCAGTTGATTGGCGTGATTTTGTGTACTCTGACTGTAATTCAGCATAGGCTTTTTCTAGTTCCTCGTATGAATCAAATTTACCTAATATTTTTTCTTCACCAGAAGAAGGTGACTGCGCCTCGTCTTGAAGCGCAGCCTGTTCTTCCAATGATGGATTATTTTCTTGGGGGTCAATATTAACCGTTTCCGTTGCCATCATTTAATCCTTGTTGTGCCATTTTCATAGCTTCGGGAGTGGCTTTCTCAGCCATACGTCCCATCGTTTCATTCATCATCATTTGCTGTTGAGCTTCGGCCTGTGCCTGTTGCTCTGCCATGATATCTTCTTCTGTCTTGACCAGACCATCCATATCAATGCCCAAGGCTGTACCAATACGGGTGATGTAATCCCCAACATTCATATATTGTGCTACGGCCTCTGCCCCGATGGGCTGTAGAGCCTGTAAAAATGCATTATATTTGTTGAGGTCATGACCACGACCTAGAGCTTCCAATCCAGTAACAATAGCCGGCCTTACGATACCCTTCGGTAATTCAGGTAATCTCTTGGCCTTTGTCATCCTGTCCATTAGACGGTTTACTAATGGGAGCTGGAACTCTTGCGATAAAATAGAATAGACACCACCAAGGGCATCTTCTAGTTCCTTAGCCATGAAGCGTACTTCTTCGGCAGTCACACGTTCACCTGAACGCTGGACAGCACTATTCATTAGGAAGGCATAAGATAGACGCTCAGTGATTGAGCGTACAGTATCGTAGGCTACCCTCATGTCTGCATACTTCTGAGTTTGTAGTACAGACACCTCATTAGAGTTACCAGCAACAATAGCGCAGTTCTCGGCCTGAGCAATGTCACGCATCCTAGTAGTACCATTAGGGTTAACCATGAATAGTACTTTAGCTGATGCGGCAGATGCCTCTACAATCGCCTTAGAAAGCCCCTCAAGGCTGATAAGGTCTCCGAGGTACTCTTCAACGTAGGAACGTCCGTAGTCCTCACCGTCGA